GCGTGCGCAAGGTGTCGGAGTAGTGTTCCTGCGCGTCCGTCTGTCCGGGTAGGACCATGTCCATAACGAGGACGTCGAGGGAGTAGATTAAGACGCCCCGCTCAATGGTGGCCCCGCTGATGTCGGCGTAGCAGATAGGGTACTTATCGCCGGCCAGCTTCTGAATATCGACCTCCGACATCTCGCCCTCCTTGAAAGAGCGGATGAAATGATGGTCGAGGGCGATGGCTCCGAGCTCGTCGATGATTTGGTTTACTGTTCTCATAGGTTCATTTTTTGCTTTTCCAATAGCGCCCGATCTTGCTCGTAGGCGAGCCAAGCGAGGGCCGTTTCGAGGTGAGTCCTTTCCACCTGCGGTAGTTTAGTAATATCCTCCCCTGCGAGATGTACGAACGTGGCGAACCATCCATATTTTTCGGATAATTTGGAGCCTGCACCGCCTTGGAATAGCTGTCCAAAGCGTCGACTAATGCCCTCCCGGTACGCAAAAAAAAAGCGGCTGCTCCGAGGGCGTGGGCGAGCTTCATCTCTTTGAAGAATTCCGAGCGGTCCTCCCCGTCGTAGTCGGCTATCCGATAGAATTCTCCGTGCTCCTCGACGATGGGGCGGTACAGTATGCCCATAACCTGGGGAAGGTGGGTATCGAAGGAGTCCTTGCAGAGGGTCTCTATGTCTGCGAACTCGGCCACCGTGACGCGGGAAAGGTTGGGATGGAATCCGTAGCGTTGATCTAGCTCGATTATCCTCTCGACGGGATACTCCTCGTCGTACTTGTCGAGGATGCCGCCGATGACGCCTCCGATATGCTGGATGTCCTTTTGTTCCATCGCCATTACCTCGGCCCGCTCTAAGTGGCACAGGATGCAGATAGTCCGTACGACCTGCTCCATCTCGTCCCCTTCGGGTATAGCCTTGACTTGGATATACTGGTCGACGGTGATGTCGTACAGGTTCTCCGGTATGGTGATGGTCTTCTTCACGATAGGAAATATTTGCCGCTGCGGTTTGTGGTCAGCAAGTTCAGACACACGTACCGCACCGCGTCTATTCCGTGGTTGTCCTTGTCCACGGGGCGGTTGAGGTTGCGCCCGTTCTTGTCCTGCTCCCATCGGTACGCCCGGAGTTCCTTCTGTAGGTTCGTGCTCTCGGCGGTGAGCAGGAGCTTGTGGCGGCGCATTATGTCGATCCCCTGCCGGACCGAGTCCGGTCCCTTCCGTGCTGGCTTCACGTTATGCCCCAATCGAAAGAGCTCCTCGATACTCTTCGGCTCGGCGCTGTCTGCGATGATGGTTTGCACGTCGAGCTTGTTCAGCTCCTCGGAGATGTCCGGGTTCGTGAGTCCGGTCGAGTACAGTCGCTCGTGAAGTATGAGCGTGTGGCCGTCCTGATATACATCGATGACGGCGGTGGGGTCGTTGGTGAAGCCAAAGTCTAGGCCCGTCCCGATGCGCTTGCCGGCTATCTCTCCTACCTCCCAATGGAAGACGGCGGCCTGGTTGACTCCCCTTTCTCCGAGGCCGTAGATGCGCCAATAGTTCGGGTCCGCATCCTTGAGGCGTTCAATCTCTGCGATGGTGGCCCGGTCGAGGTAGGGGTTATCCTTGTACGTCGTCCGAAAGAATGAAGCGTCTTCCCTCGGTATGACCTCCTCGTAGATCCAGTGGTATTCGTCGGAGGGGTTGAAGTCGATGATGACCTTCCCCGTAGTCCGCAGGAGTAGCTGCCGCCAATCTTCGAGGCTCAATTCATTAGCCTCGTTCACGAATAGGATTTGCCTCTTCCGGCCTCGGACCTTTTGGGGTTGGTCCACGCTGATGAACTCGACGAGGTTGCCCCAGAGGATGTACGTCGCCTCGCTCTTGTTGTGCTGGTCTACGTTGTATGCGTCCTCCTTTTCTAGGATGGAGAAGAAGTCCCGCATCGCCGTCGCCCTCAGCGCCGGGAATGTCTTCCGGGCTATGGTGATGACCGCCCCAGCGTTCTCATTCTCATAGCACAGTTCTACGAGGCTCTGAAGTATCGAGTACGTCTTGCCCGATCGGGTTCCGCCCTGGTGTACTTGGATGCGGGAGGCGCACCCCTTGACGTGGTAGTACGTGGCGGGCTGCTTCACGCAACGTCCGGAATCCTTGCCCAATGTGTCGGGGGGCCATCGAAATCGGCGTCCTCAATTTCCCAGATGCCTTCCGGGTCGTGCTTCATGCAGAAGAATATAACGGCCGAATGCCACGAAGCCTCCTCCGGCTCGTCAGCTTTGCAGACCAAATAGAAGCCTTCGAGTTCAGGCCGCGTGTCGAATGTGTTCCAAGTCATGTTGTGAATTTACGATACGTCCGCGTTGTCATCGGTGAACCAGGACAGCGGCTTCTTCTCTGCGACGGCTATCTCCTGACGCTCCACGTACCCGCGCTCCTTGCCCTTGGTCTTGAGGTAGAAAATCGTGGCCGCGGGGTTGCCGTCCTTTATCAGCTTGTGAAGATGTGACTCGGCGAAGTCGAGGGCCACGTCGCCTATCTCGCTCACCGCCTTCTTGTATTCGGGATCTTCGAGCCAGTTGTAATGCGTCTGCCGGGAGATGCCCACCGTCTTGCACGCGGTAGAGACAATACCGAGCGACCGCTCCAGGGCTTGCACCATCGCCTTTTTTTGTGCGTCCATTTGCGTCTACTTCTCCGACTGATTGATACATACGGCCACCCTCTGCACCATATCGGGAAACTCCCTCTTCGAGGTGTCGTCTGCTATGCAGCGGGCTATGAATTCGCTTTTACTCTCGCCCTCTTTTTTTTCGGGTAGTGGCATTATCCTCTGGGGTCGTATTGGGCGTCTCCGGTACTTTCAAAGACGGGGGTGACGCTTAGGCTGTATGTGGCGTGTTCGTACCTCATAGCCTTCTTTTTCGTCCGTGGGGTGGAGATGTGGCGCCTCAACATTAGCTCGGCGTGTTTCCTGCTGGAAACGTACCATACCTCTCTTTCGTCCAATTCGGGGCAGGTAAATACCGCCTTGTAAATCTCAGCCATACAGGGCTAAATATAGCAGGATTGCCAGCACCCCCATATAACCGTAGAAGGTGGCGCGGTATGCGTATTCCTTACTCATGGATTTTTCCCTTGTAGTGCTGTATGATGCGTTCTGTTTCATGCTTGTAGAATTCTTTGAATGTTCCGGTAGGGTCTTGCATCCACACCTTGTACAGCACGTTCCGTAGGCGTTGGCTTTGGCTCTTGGGTTCGTCGTATAGGTCCAGCTCCACCGCGTCCAATTCATCGACCTCATCGCGGTTCATCTTCTCCTCCCCCCGGAAGTACAGAATCCCGAACGTATCAACGAGGCGGTCTATGTCCGCTATCTCTCCGGAGGTCTTCTCCTGGGTAATGAAGCGCAGGGAGACGGAGCGGTCCTTCCTGCGTTGGTACCCGTCAAGCTGGCCGGCGGTTAGAATCTTCAAAACAGGTCAAGCTGGGCAGTTACTTCCGGCAGCAGTTCCCACTCCGTGCGGCGCAGGGTATAGGTGTCCTCGTGGCCGGGCGGGGTACAGTCCCATGTCGTGGCCTTGTATCGCTTCCCGTCCTTCTCGTGGATCTTCGTGAATAGGATTTCTCGCTTTGTCATGTGTCTAAAGCTTGGAATATTTGATACGCTACTTGTGGGACGATGGCGTTCCCGTATGCCTTTATGGATTCTCGTCGCCACTTTGGAAAGGTGATGCCGTCCAGCCTTTCGGGAAGCCCATCATCTCCTCCACAAACAGGGGGGACAGTTGGGAAGTCTTGCCAGTCTGTTGGCGGGCGCGTTTGGTCAGGCTGTCCTGATTCTCCTTGCCTGTTATCTTGTCGTGTTCCTGCGCCATTGGCGTTGGGAGCATCTGACTCTTCGCCTGTTGAGCCAAGGTCACTCCGTAACTCACGCCTTTTTTGCTCACGCTCTTGCCGTCTGCATCCAATGCTCGACTGGCTCGGTGGTCTCTTGTGTTCGGCGTTGGGAGCATCTTCGCCGCTGCTCTGTCCTTCAACGTCAGACTGTAGCCCAGCGCGTTCGCTTTGCCGTCCTTGGGCTTTCTCGCTCCACCTCCGTTGCCGTCCCATGCCACTGGCGTTGGAAGCCACGATCCACACTCTGTCGCGTCGGTGCGGCGCGTTGACGCTTGCAGCAGGAAGTACGACCGGGAAGACTTCGTATCCTTCACCTTCCAAGTCAGCGCACACCGTGTCGAGAACCAGCCCTTCATTCCAACTAATGAGGCCGCGAACGTTCTCCGCCACGACATAGGTGGGGCGAGCCTCATGAATGATTCTAAACATCTCCGGCCATAGATATCTATCGTCGGACGTGCCGGCCCGCTTTCCTGCTGCACTAAAGGGCTGGCAGGGGAAGCCACCCGAAATGATTCGTACACGTCCTCGAAACGGAGTTGCATCGAAGGCTTTGACATCGTCGAAGGATTGGGATTCGGGGAAGTGATGGGCGAGGACTTGCCTACAGAACGGGTCGCGCTCGACGTGGAAGACGTTCTCCCACCCCATCCATTGGGCAGCGAGGTCGAACCCTCCGATACCTGAGAAGAGAGATCCATGCGTCACTCTTTCGGCTTCTGCAATGCTTGACCTAGCAAATCGAATACGTCCGATTGATACTGCATGAGCTGCTCGACCGGGTCGGGCTTGTCCTGTTTTGGCTTTTGTGTGTTTTCCATATGCCAAAAATACAAACCGATTTGCAAATTTACAACTTTCCTTCCTCCCTCATCACCTTCTCGGCCCACCGTTTCCCGGCCAGCCCTCCCCATAGAAGGTACGAAATAGTCCCGCACGCTTTGGAGTTGTTGGGGTCGTAGTTCTTGGCGTGGCGGTTCAGGAAGTTGTACATCCGCTTCACCGTATCAAAGGACACCGCTTCGCGATTGGCCAATTGTTGCCCTCTGACCTTACCAGTTTGCAGGGCACACTTGTTGCCGACCTTCTCATTTAGCTCGATGCCCTTCTTCGCGTTGTTGGATACCGCGTCGGGGTAGTCGCTCCAGGTCTTAAGGTTTACACGTATACTCATAGGCTCGTTGTAGTTTCTCGACCATGCTCTTGTTCTTTCCGGTACAGTTGCAGGGCCTTTCATTGGCGTTGAAGGTGCGATTGAAGATCGCGTACATATCGCGGGACTGGTAACGGTTCAACCTGCCCCGCTCGATAGCTGGGAGCAGCTCCTCGTAAGCCGTTACGTCCGCCTCGGACATCTCGACGTTCCTACCGGGGAAGATCGCGTTCAGTTTCGCGCGGCGCTCCTCGCACCCGCAATCCTTCACGACGGCTTTGACGGCTTTATCTATCCCCGTCGCCTTCGTGAACTGCGCGATCCTGTCGCCGAGTCCCTTGGAGTTGTTTTCTGACACGTCGAATGGTGGTGTATAGGGTATGTCGGGAGATGCCTGTCGACTCCGCGAAGGAATCGAGGGTATGCCCGTCCTCGAAATATATCGCAAAGACCTCCGCATCGAACCAAGGGAGGTCGGCTAGGCGCTCCTCGATATGGGTCAGGAGCTCGTCGCGGTGTGCCGCTACCCCGTCCCCGTCCCACCAGTCGACAATGTGGTGAGCGAACTTGCGGCGGCGCTCCAAA